CCGTCTTCCAATCCCCCACCCATGCGGTCAGGTTATCGTCGTCGATGATCAGGATGTCGGCAATACCGCGCACCCACACGTCTGGCGCTTTCCAGTTGGTGGGCTTCAAGTCAACGGTCAGCGCCATCTCGTACTCGGCCAGCTTGCGCCCGGGCTTCTTGATCATGGCGTCCACCACCGGCTGGAACTGCGCATACTCTGCAGGTATTGGCTTGTTGTCCCGGATGTAGAACTCGATGGCCTCGTGCACCTGATTGCCGTAGCGCGTTGCCTCGGTCGTTTGGAAGGGGTACTTCTTCAAGACCTTGACCTCGTGATACCTGCGGGCGCAGCCCTCGAAGTCTTTCAGGGAGCTGTGGCTCCATGCTGGCTTCTTCATTTGAACTCCGCTGTGTCGATTGCGCGGGACAAGTATTCAGCGAAGCGAGTCACGAACACCTCGTCGTTGTACAGCGTGCTACCCATCTCGAACAGCACCGCGTGAGTCAACTCGTGCCAGAAAATCTCGTTGAAGTCAGGCGGTGCGAACTGCGTGCGCGACTTGTTGCTGTGTGTGGCAACGCTGATGCACTTGTTGCCGTAGTAGGTCACACCCATAGCTCCCTTGCGGGGCATGTACTTGACCGTGTGAACACCATACCGGTGGTCACCGACCTGCATTGCGACTGGAACAGTCATTGGGCTCATCTGCTTTCTCCTTAGTTTTTTGCTAATCCATAACGACGGTGTGCGCCACCGTCAGCGTTGAGCGGTATGCCCGGCAAGTAGCTCGGCTCCATAGTCATCTGTGCCAAGACCCACGTCTTAGCTTCTTCGACCTCAGAGTCGGGCACCACAACAATTTGCTCGTCATGCACGGTACCCGCTACGAAGTATCGCTTTGACGTTCTCAACATCCCATCAGTCATCACGCATCTTGCTACGCCTTGCGTGACGTTGTTGGTTACTTTTCCTCCGTACAGTTTAGTACGGTTTTCCCCGTATGTCCACTCCGTCTGTGGTTTGCCTGTTTTTTCATCAGTTGAGCGCTTGACGTTCAGCGTGGGGTAGTTGATTGGCATGCCGCTTGGTAGAACGATCTGCCCCTTCTTGAACGTCAGGCACTTGACCTTGTACTCCTTGCCCTTGTACAGCGAGTCCTCGATCAGCCCACTCATCAGGTCCCAGAACGCCGCCACCGGGGTGGCCGTTGCCCGGTACTTGTCAATGATGGCCTTGGCTGCAAGGCAGTGGATCACCAGCTCTTTGGTTGTGCAGGTGTGCGGGATGGCCTCGATCTTCTCGACGTTCACATCCCAGTCAAGGAACTTCTGCGCTTGCGCACCTGTGACCCCGAGCTTCTTCGCAAAGGCCAAGTCGTAGCGTACGGGAGGTGCGCCAAGGAATCCAACGAGAAGCTGGGCAGCGAAAGACGCCCAGCCAAGCCCGTACCCGCAGCCAAGTAGCGCCGACTTTGCAGACTGTCTAAGGTCTGGATGGCTTTCTTTTGAAAGGCCGGGTATGTTGAACATCTGAGAACCGAAAGTGGCATAAGGGTCACCGCCAGCCCGGAAGATGTCGAGCAAATCTTGGTAATCCGCAAGCCACGCAAGTACTCGCGGTTCAATTTGTGAAAGGTCCCCAACGACAAGCTGGTTCCCCAGCGGTGCCATGATTGCTTTGCGTAGGAACGAACCTCGCTTGAGGTTTTGCATGTTGATGGCCGACCCCTTGGCCGCAGTCCAGCGGCCCGTTGCTGCGCCGTAGTAGCTAAGCGGTACCGGGAGCGGGCCCCTGCCCGAGATGTCCAAGAACCTCTGCGCACGCGTACGCTCGGTTGTAGACTTAACGCGTAGACGCGCTTCGCAAAGAAGTGCCACGTCTTCACGCTCACCGTTGAGCAGCGCCTGAAATAGCGCGTCATTTTTTGCAAAAGCAAACGCCTCCTTCCCAGTGGTCTTGCTGACTTTCGTAGGGGGATTGACGCCCATGACAGTGAGTACTTCCGCAAACTTTGGATTCGACGCAAGTGCAGCCTCCTCGATGCCGAGTTTCTTAAGTAGACCTTCACGTTTTTCTCCTTCTTCTGACAGTGCTTTGATGAGCATCTCACGGTCGAGCTCAAGGCAAGCGTTGGTGTACATGCGCAGGGTCATGTCGATCAAGCGCAGTTCCTTGGCCGGATACCCCTCGATCAGGCGCAAGAATATCTGCTCACACAACCACGTGTCGTGGCAGCAGTAGTCAGCAAGGGTGGCCTCCACATCGGCAGGCAGCTCGTCCAGAATGTTCTCAGACGGCGACAGCCCATCACCCTTGGGCGGTAGGTTAAACATCTCCGCGAGTTTCTTCAAGCTGTTGCCCACCTCCACACCGCGCAGCGCACGGCCCATGGACAGCGTGTCGAAGATGAACGCAGGCTTGGCGTTGTAGCGCCAGCACATGATGGACACATCGAACAGTGCGTTCTGTGCAACCACCGCAGTGCGGCTCCAGTCGATCAACGCAAAGAACTTGGGCAGGTCCTTGCGTGTCACCCATACTGCGGGTTCATCGCTGCCCAGCGGCTTCCAAGATAGCCCCCATGCTTTGAAGCGGGGGTCACGCACGTACTCCTCGTTGGTCTGACACGAGAAGCCCAGCTTAACGCCGCGCCCCCACGAAGTCTCGAAGTCCAGCACGATGATGTTGTCGTATGGTTTGCTCAATTAAATAACTCCTTGGGTGGTGCGTTGCGCAGCACCATTGCCTGTGCCATCTCGTTTGCTTGACCGATCATCTCGGCCAGCTCCATCTCGTCAGCGCCAGCGCAGAACGTCAGCAGTGACTCCCCAGTGTCGATAACCACGACGGCTTTGTGGGGTGCGTTTTCGTTGTAGCACTTGGCCAGCATCAGGATCAACCTCCCGAAGTGATCGCGCAGCCCCTCATCACTGTTGCGCAAGTCTTCTATCGCGGCAGTCCACGAGTCTTGTGTCAGCTTATCCATAGCAGTAGCCTTCCTTCCAGTTCTTCCATAGTGTCTTCACGGGCCACGAACGTGAACCCACCAGCGTTACAGATTGCAATCAACTCACGCTCTTGCAGCGCTGTTGTCTTGCCTTTGCCAGCCTTGCACTCGATCGCAACGAAGCGACCTTTGTAGCAGCCGATGATGTCGGGGATACCCGAGCGCCCAAGCCCCATGCCCGGAGGCATGAAGTGGTAGATGCCAAGCCTGTCCAGCATCTTGCGCACAGCGGCTTTGACTTTGCCTTCAGGTGTTTGTGCCATGGTGTATTCCTTTCACTTCTTCGTAGAAAACTGCGCTGCGCCACAGCGTAACGGACGGCATGTGGTTGTGCGACTGGGTCGGCATCACCTTGGCTAAAGGCTCAATCCACCCTAGCGACTTGAGCGCACGCACGCCTGACACCCACACGTTGGGGTGCAGCTTGCTGTCTCTGAACAGCTTGCGTCGATTGCAATACTCCCGAAACTCATCCCCCTGCACAAGGGGTTTGGTGGTCAGCAGTTCTTCGCAGAGTTCAAGGTAGCGTTCCACAAACTCCGGTGCAGTGTTGTTTGCTTTCTCCCAGCACTTGTCGGCCAATAGCAGTGCACGTTCCATGCGAGTGGATGTCATGTCAGTACCCCCTGAACTCTTTGAGCTTTTGCATGTAGTGCTTGGCCTTGCCAGCGTCATCGCTGCCGTCCTTGCGCCCAGCACGCAGGCTGTACTTGATGACGTTGCCTTTGAGGAAGCCTACGAACTCCTCGGGGCTGAGCACTGCCTCCATGATGTGCCACGGCTGGATGGGCATGTCCTTGTAGTGGTTGCCACTGATCTGTATGTCGTCGGCCGTGGTGCCGTTCGCGCTTTTGTTCAGCATCTGCTGCATAACTTCTTCCTCCTCGGGGGTGATGGGTCCGTGATCTTCCACAGCTGCGTCGTTCTTCATGGGTTTCTCCTTCGTTGGTTGTCGGGTCGGGGGCAATTGTCTGGCGGTACTACGACACACCAGATGGCTGTTGGTGGGTTACCTCTTTGGCGCACCCATCTGTCGATGTATGCGTCAGGCATTGTGCTGAGTAGCTTGCGTATGTTGCTTGGCTCACGCTCAAGATGGTTGGCCATTGTGCCAACATCCAGCCCGTCAGGGTTGACTCTTAGCAGTGTGCGCAGTGAAGCCGTGGTGTTGGTTCTCATAGCTCGTGCTTGTTGAGTGAGGGTTTAACACCGGGATGCGCCCGGCTGTGGACGCTGAACTGTTTGTACGCAATCACGTTCTGTTCCTTGGTTAGATTTTCATACACCTTGGCGTTCTTTGGCCGAAAGTGAACGTCCAGAGCAAACAGGCTTGGTTGCGGGTTGTGCGCCCAATGGAAGGGCGACTCGGGATGGCAATTGCAAGTTTGTTTTTTCATGTGTTCTTCTCCTTGGCCATGTCTATCGTGGTTTTCATTTCATTCCTCTCAGCATCTCTGCCCTGCAATCGTTCCAGCCTTGGATGTATTGGGGATGCTCACCCTCTCGCGTTCCAAAAGCATCGGGCACGGCTGGCTGTGCTGCGGGTGGGGTGTCGAACTTGTTGCGCGGGTCAAGGCCACCATCGGAAACGATGTCGCTGTATTGCGCCATGCGCTATTCTATCCC